TCTGTGATGTTCATTTCAATCCTTTAAGGTTTAAGATTGCTAGTAGTAAAAAATACGTTGCCTTGTCAAAATCATTATTGTTTGCTGCAACTCCTGACAATATCAAGCTCGATAAAAATGCAATTGCAACAAAACATCCCCATATTGTTTTCATATATTTCCTTTCTGCGGTTTGCCTGTAAAAATGTGATATTTGTAGCCAGTCACTTTGTGCTTTGTGATCGTCCAGCCACGCGCCCTCATTTCGCTGATTCGCTTTGATGGTGAAGTTGTGCGGCATGCTTGGATGATCTCCATGCTCGTCACTCCGCGCTTGCGTTGTAGAAGTTTTGAGAGGGTTTTTAGTTGGGTCATGCGGCCTCCGCGAATAGTCCAGTTGTTTCAACCATGCGAGCGTCTGTGATGTTTTGCACAGCAAGATCGTAATACGCAGGTTTAAGCTCAGTGCCGATAAACTTGCGCCCCATCTTAACCGCGCAATAACCCTCCGAGCCAATGCCGGTGAACGGAGAAAACACCAAGTCGCCGGGATTGCTCCAAAGATGGATGCATCGCTCGATAACGTCAAGCTGGGCACATATGCTTTTCGTCGTTACCATCACGGGCAGGCAGCTTGTTAAGCGTGCGGCCTTGGTCAATATCATCCCATATCGGTGATGCGTATTTTTGCCACATCATCACCGGCAAGTCATCACCATGCGTTACCCTTGTTTCACAATCGCCGGGTTTGCGCATTGTCACCACGTAATCAGGTAAACCCATGCGCGACATGCTGGCGTTCTCGCGTATGGTCTTATGCAACAATCCAAGCGCTTTTGTGCGTTGCATTGCAACTACTGGGTCTTTCCAGATGCAAACCTCAGAGTGATAGATAAACCCCGCATCTTGGAATGCGCGGATAAGATCGCCACGAAAGTCGCGCAGGCCAATAAAACCTTGGCGCATCTTTGTTGTAGGCAGGTTCATACAATGGAATGACACATTGCGCCCCGGCTTGATAACACGGAATAGCTCAGAAATAAGATAGCGCAATTGCTTGACAAATTCGCCATCATCTTTGCAGTTGCCCATGTCGTGATCGCTGTTTGAATAAACGAACAGATCAGCGAACGGCGGCGAAAACACCGAGTAATCAATGCTGTTATCTTCCATGCGACGCGCCCATTTAACGCAGTCACCTAGATGGACTGTAAAACCGTCGCCTTCGTGCGTATCCTCGCGGTACTCGTCAACAATATTCTGTTGTCCTGCTAGTTCGTTGTTCATAATGTCTTTCATGTGTTCGATCATGTTTTCGCTCATTTTGTGGTGTTGGACTTCTTTGCGTTTGATGTTTGCGAGAATCTGGCCTTCGTTCTCAGCGGTGAAAATGTGAACCTGCACATTACGCTTTTGACCAAAGCGATAGCATCGGCGCACGGCTTGATAGAACTTCTCAAATGAATCATCAAGCCCTACAAATGCCATACGTGCGCAGTGCTGCCAATTCATGCCAAACCCAGCTATCTTTGGTTTGCTAATCAGCACACGCACATCGCCATGCGCAAAGCCTAGCAGGTTCTTTGATTTGTACTCAGGAGAATCGGAACCTTGCACGTTTACCGCGCCATCGATCAACTTAGTGAGCATTTCAGCTTCATCATTCAAGTGACACCAGATCAACCAAGGCTCTGACTTCTCAGCGTTGACAATATCGGCCAATGCCCTGCATCGTGCTTCGATGCTATCCCGCTGCGCTTTGCGGCGCTCTAGCATGGTTTGCGCTGGCCGTGAAAACAGATCATCGCCTAGTGGCTCGGTTTCGACAACGTGCTCATGGTAGTGGATTGCAGGCATCTTTGACCATCAAAGCCAAGATCGGATGGATTGCGAAGCACTACGCACCATGTGCCCATCCACTCCCAAAACTTAGAAGCTCCCCATCCTTTAAGCCGCCATGTGCCTGTATCTCCGGTATCGTTGACAAAGTACGTGGCGAGCATTTCAGTGCGTGACATAACGCCTAAAAACTCGCATTGATTGCCAAGCTCATCAAAATCATTCGGTGATGGTGTTGCTGTACAAGATAGGCGATATGGCACAGCCTGAGCCGCGCTAATGATGCGCTGGCGTGTTTTACCATCGTGAGCCTTGAGGATTGATGACTCATCCAAAACAAGCCCGTGAAGCTCATTAAACTGGATTGTTTCCATTCGCTCGTAATTGGTAATCCAAACGCCCGGAGCATCTGGAGATTGTCCGTTAGGCACTCGCTTTACTTCAATGCCAAACGTAGCACCCTGCTCGATTGTTTGCTCAGACACAGCCAAAGGAGCAAGCACTAACACAATGCCGCTAGTGTGTGATTGCACCTCAGATGCCCATGAAAGCTGCATCAGCGTCTTACCTAGCCCCGTATCAGCAAAGATTGCAGCACGGCCACGGCGAACAGCCCAGTTGACAATCGCGTGTTGAAAATCAAATAGATGCTCGTTAAGCTCTCCCGGCTCGTGCCCAGTTGCCACTTCTGCGCGGCGCTTAAGTTGAATGAATTTATCGTATTCCATCGGTTCTCCTAAAAATTAAACTATCTCACACGCTAACGCCAATTGCGATAGGTGCTTTCCCTTATCGTCCACCCCTTTTAATCATGTCTGTGCGGTCACGTTGCTTTATCGTGCTCGTGTTGATGCTGTTTCTGCTTGGAATATCCATCATCAATACGCCGCCTTTTAAGCTGCCCGGTAGCGTAATCTTTGCAGATTGCATCGCAGCGGCTTTTGTACCGCCTAGAGCGCTTTTAACGTGCTTGTCGTGGCCTTGCCAGCTTAATTGTGGAGTGTAGTCAGTGAATACGTTCATTCATTGCTCCAAATTTCTGCATGTGCTTTGATCATCGCAATAGCTGCGGTGTATTCTTTGCCGTGAATTTTGCTTCCGTGCGTTTCTTTTACGGCGCTCTCGAATTTTTCAAGATCACCAAAAAAACAACCTGCTTGAATTTTCACGCCTGAGTCAGTCATGTATGACGTAAGGTAATCGCAACGCGAACCAATTGGCCCAATGATAAATACAGGACGCTTGCCGATGATTTTGGAGTTGTCGCTCAGGTTCGCATCGCTCAGGTTCGCATCGCTCAGGTTCGCATCGCTCAGGTTCGCACCGCTCAGGTACGCACCGCGCAGGTTCGCACCGCGCAGGTACGCACCGCTCAGGTTCGCACCGCTCAGGTTCGCATCGCTCAGGTTCGCATCGCTCAGGTTCGCACCGCGCAGGTTCGCACCGCGCAGGTACGCACCGCTCAGGTTCGCATCGCTCAGGTTCGCATCGCTCAGGTTCGCACCGCTCAGGTTCGCATCGCTTTGCGTGGCCTTCTCTAACGCATATCGCATCGCCATTCCGCTATGCGATTCGGGTACATCGCACTCAAAAAGCACCGCATTTGTGTAACGGTTTTTAATCTGTTGTTTCATTCAAGTTCACTCCTATGGTTAATAAAATCTTTGCCACCAGCAAGTTCAAGCGCTCGCAGAATCAGGGCTATAGTTGCGGCTTCCCGGTCTACGGGTTGCGCGTAATGGTTCGCATGTGTCTGCGCAAAGAGTAGCGCCATGCGTGCGGCTTGTTCCTCTGATTGTTCAAATGTGTTCATACCGGAAATTGTGCCCATGTTTTTTTGCTTGTCCACTAGGGAAAACCCCTATATAAAAAAGTTTATTTTTCGGCACAATTGAGACTTCAACAACGGAGCAACTATGAGCACCAACGAATCATTCAACGAGCTGATTAAAAAACTTAAACCCCTTCGCCTTAGCGCTTGGCAGTGGGCGCAGCTAAACCGCGCTGTAGTGCTGGATGCTGAGAGCGAAGAATGGGTTAGCAAAAATCCAGACGATATTGCAGACGAGCTTTTGGAGCAGGCCACTAGGGTGGCAGGTTGCTTGCGTGAGATTGACCGGGATGAAATGCCATACATGGGCGCAACGATTGGCGCTGATGATCAACCAAGTTGGGGCAAAGCATGAGCAACGAATATATACCAGCCTTTCCGCAATCTATTGATGACGGAGAAGAGCGCACTTATTACCCGGGTATGCAGTTGCGCGATTACTTTGCAGCGAAGGCGATGCAAGCAAATTATGCTGCAATTAGTGAGTTTCCTGATGAGCATTGGCGCGTTGATCTTGCAAAAGATGCTTACACAATGGCAGACGCAATGATGAAAGCGAGGAAAACATGAGCACACCATACAACACAGGCCGCGTCCGCATCGGTTGCGCTTATGTAGCGCCACATCCGCACCATGACGTTGATGCAGAGCGCTTACAAGACTGGTTACTTGGCAATCCTCGTGCGCTTTGGGCAATGCCTAATTGGGTGCGCAGAATTTGGGCGTGGCTATGAATGACTATATCAAATCAAAAGAGCGCAGCCACGCGGACAGCATTACAGCTTGCATATGGCTGTGCAAAGGCTTTGTTGCGCTTATCGTATGCGCGGCTTTTTATCATGCCTTTACGTGGCTCGTATCATGAAAATGTTAGGTTTTAAAGCGTGGCAAGCTGCGCTGATTTGGCTTGAGGGCGAATGGCACTTGTTTAAGGGCTATCAGCAAGAGCTTGTGAGCTGGCTGCTGTTTGCGGTTTGCTTGGCGGCGCTTTGTTTTGTGCTGGTGGTAATTTCTGCTGGCGTGATACTAGGGTAAATCCCTATACCAATAGCGCTATTGGCGTGAGATGATCAAGTTTTATAGGAGAGAAAATGAGCACAGTTAACGCGCTAACATTGATTAGCGAAGATGTTTACAATGCCCGCGATAGCTTTGATGCGGCATTGTGCGACAAGTCGTTGAATTTTGAGCGAGAAGCTGGCTTTGCAATTCAGCAGCTATCAAAAACCAGCTACACAATGGACATTGCAAAGGCGGCGCGGCAATCCGTTTTTGATGCGGTGGTTAACGTGGCCGCAATTGGCGTGAGCCTTAACCCGGCAAAAAAGCAGGCTTATCTTGTCCCGCGAGATGGAAAAATTTGCCTTGATATTTCATACATGGGCTTGATGGATTTAGCTCAGGCTACAGGCAGCGTTAAATGGGCGCAGGCGCAGCTTGTGTACGAAAAGGATACATTCTCATTGCTTGGCCTTGATAAGCCGCCACAGCACACGTTTAACCCGTTTGCAACTGATCGCGGCGATGTGGTCGGGGTTTACGTCACTATCAAAACAGTTCACGACGAATATCTAACGCATACCATGACGATAGCTGACGTGTTTGCAATCCGTGACCGCTCTCAATCATGGGCTAAAACCAAAAAAGGGCCTTGGCTTACCGATGAAGGCGAGATGATTAAAAAGACTTGTGTTAAACAGGCTTACAAATACTGGCCTAAGACAGACCGCCTAGAGACTGCCATCCATCATCTAAACACGGAAGGCGGAGAGGGCTTGGCAACGCTAGAAAACGCAACGCAACAAACAGCCCCAAAAATTCCAGCCATGAAAGGGCTTGGCGATGATCTGCCAGTCGAGAAAAGGCAGCTTATTGAAGGCATCGCTTTTTGCGCTATAGAAAAGTTTGAAAAAGACGATCTAATCGGCGCTTATGAAGAATGCGAAGGAATCAATGGGATTGACACCGGCAACGATGAAAAGCTGTATTTTTGGAGGCAGCTTCCCTCAAAAATGCGGACTGCGATTACCAAACACAAAGAAACTTTGAAAGGCGAAAAATGAGTTACGACAACACAAACACCGGCGCATTGTTTAAGAATGACCGGAAAGAACAGCCAACGCATGCAGACTATCGCGGGCAAATCAATATCAATGGCGTGGAGTATTGGCTCAATGCGTGGATTAAGCCGGTTAAATCTAACACGGCAAAGCGGTTTATGAGCCTGTCAGTGAAGCCAAAAGATGCAAGAGCACCAGCGCCACGGACTGCGCCGCCTCCTGCGCGTCGTGGTGGAAGCGGCTTTGATGATCTTGACAACGATCTAGACCCGCCATTTTAGTAAGGGTAACCACCTATTCCATTTCAAAAAACATCATGCAAAATTCAATCATGCAATACAACATCCTCAAATCCAAACTATCCCCAGCCTATGACAAATACGGAAATCGTGAGCTTGCAGAGGGCAAGAATGCTTATCGTGTGGAATGGCAAATCGTAGGCCAGTGCAACAGCATGGCGCAAGCTGTGGCGATGGGGTTTTGTGGGTATGCTTTGGAGCAGATTAAATGATTTCAAACGATTTTATTGGCTTCATAGAAAGCATGAAGCATTCCCCTGCTCGCAATTATGTGATCCCCGGCCTAACGAGTTGGCTTATTGGGTCGCCGCATCCGATACATGGCTGTGTTCGACTTTTCACAATGTCGCGTGAGCATGAAGAGTCAATTATTCCGCACTCGCATCGCTTTGATTTTCGCTGCTTAGTCTTGCGCGGGAAGGTCACAAACAACATATGGGTAAAAGATGGCTTTGGAGACGAATACGCAATATCTGATGTGACTTATGAAGGAAAGCTCGGTTGTCATAAGCGCATAAACGCTGAAACAGGAAAGTTCTCTAAGATTTCCTGCATATACAGAGAAGGCCAAGAATACGCCATGAAAGCGGAACAATTTCACTCTATCTACTTTGGGAAAGGCTCATCTGTTCTTTTCTTTGAGGGCGCTAACCGGCTAGATAAGAGTCAGATTCTTGAGCCTGTTGTTATGGGTGAGCGCATCCCGCTTTTTAAAACTGAAGATTGGATGTTTAGGAAAGATAGCGAGCAATCCAAATGATCACAAACGACACAATCATTAAAGCTGCGAAAGCGGCTGGGCTTGATGCGCAACTATGTCTTGTCACCGGAAAGCCAGCTCTTGCTGATATGAAAGGCGGCGCATCTTGGTTCGACCCACTTAACAACGACACCGACAACGCAATGATTCGGCGTGGTGCTGAGATTGATGTGCGCTGATATCCCGTTTCTGAAAGTGTTGAAGCGATTGCGTTTTACCCAGAAGGCCTATACGTTGACCGCACGGTTGATTACAACCATAAAACCAAAGCCCAAGCCGAGCGCGAAGCCGTTATCTTGTGCGCTGCTGCTAAATATGATGCTATGAATGAAGGGGTGAAGTGATGCTTACTGACCAAGAGATTCGAGTATTTGTTGAAAAGCAAATCGGCGTAGATGCAAATTACAAGTGCTCGCTAGAAATTGAATTTGCCAGAGAAATCATAGAAGCCAACAATGCAAAGGTTCTTGCTGATTTGAAGCCTTTGCTATTGGTTTCTGGTGAAGATTCTTGCGGTCGCGCAGTCATGGTCAAGCCACTGACGAATGTGTATTCAGCAGACAAAGTATCAGCACTAATCCAGCGCAATGAAGCGTTGGAGGCTAGAGTGAAAGATTTGGAAGCATGGCTAGAAGGCGATGCCACATGCCCATGCTGCTGTCAATCTGTGACGTGTGTAGATGGCTGCACATTTGCAGCCGATGCACCACATAACCATGACAAGATGCAAGAAGTTCGCAATATCTTGAAAGCCACACCATGATCAAACTACCTGAGCCTGTAGCTACCGTTGAATCTTGGACAAATGGGAGCTATTGGAGAAACTACAAACTGAATTGGCAAGGCCAAGCTGATGCAGGCGACAACCTCTACACAGAATCCCAACTCAAGCAAGCCATGCGCGATGTGCTGGAAGAGTCTGCAAAGATTGCTGTGGGCAGTACCGCCAACGTTTACCGGGAATGCGACAAAGATGAAATCTACGCATCGGCAATAGAAATCCGCAAACTAAAGGAGCAGTTGAAATGAGCGATATTAAAATAGGCGAACGAGTTCGGGCAACCATGAATGGTCAAGATTGGTTTACCGGAAAATATGTGCAAGAAAGCGATATTTTTGCTCAGTATGGTGTTTTGCGTGACGACATCAAGGAAATTCGATTCTTTGTTCACGCAGAACCTCACAGTCACTGCATTTGTGACGCATGTAAAGGTGGAGTGATTCACAATAGTGAATGCGCGGTACACAACATGCCGTCTTTTGAAAACGGCGCTTGCGATTGTGGCGCGAAGGAACAACTATGAGCAACAAACGCGAAGCGCTTGAGGCTGCGCTATCTGCCCTCGAATCAGAGCGCATCATGGCTAAAGATGGACAAGGTAATTACACGATAGAGGTTACACCGAAGCGGATTATTGATGCTATTGAGAAGGTTAAGGCAGCACTAGCAGAGCCTGAGCAAGAGCCTATTCGCTGGCTTGTAGACGAAGCTGTATGGGAGCGCAAGCCTACAACTGATGATGTGCAAATGTGGAAAGATTGTGGAATGAAAATCATGCCGACTATTCGCCCGCTCTACACATCACCACAACCCCGCGAATGGCAGGAGCTGAGCGAGGTTGAAGTTAAATCTTGCGAATGGGTTTTGGAAACTGAAGAGGACTTTGAGCCTTACACAGGTCAGTCGCGCTGGATTGTTAAAGGTGTTAAAGAATACGCAAAACTCATATCCGCATCTCTTCGCGCTAAAAACGGGGGTTGATATGACAGAGCAAGAAAAGTTTGAGGTGTGGCTTACCAGCGGCATTAAAGGCAAGCCATTCCCAAAAAATGAAGATGGAAACTATTTGCACATGCACTGGCAAATTCAATGGCTGGCGTGGCAAGCAGCAATAGCAAGCCGTGAGACGATGCCCGCAGACAAAATTGATGATGTTTTTTCCTCTGCACTGGCAAATATGCGTAAGCACTCAAAAATAGCAACAGGAGCGCTCACAGATGAAGACCGCTATGAATTTCATGTGGTTAGAGCTATTGAGCGCTTTCATGGAATAGGAGAATGATGATGACAAAAAATGAAGCGCGAGATATTCTCAATCTCCACAATCTATGGAGGCGCGGCAAAGCTGAAAACATGCCCGATGCGAAAGAACTGGGAGTGGCAATTGATGCCGCTATTGCTGCGTTAAAGCGTACCGATGATTTGGTCGTTGTTTACATGGAAGGGTTTTTCAATGGGAAACGCTCTAAATCATCAATAGCTCAGGCTATACGTGATGCAGCGGTAAATTGGCCTCCTCAACATTTAGGCAATGTTGAGTGTCAAATTATTGACGCTTTTACCAGCACGTATGAACACGCAAGATGGAGGCCAAATAGTGTAATGTTTGCAGAATCAGTAACAAAAGCCCGCACATTTATGCTACTTGTAGAGGAGGCGTTAGAGTCGTGAGTTATTAGGAATTTCCTAATAACTGAGAAAATTATCAAATTCAGTTATCCGGGATTTCCGGTTAACTCATTTGATATTTACTTGGGCCAAGCATCAATTAAGGTTTTAACGTCGGTAGCGTGGCCTTGAGCCGCCTGTCCCATTTGTCGAAGTTCTGTTCTACACTCTCCGAATAGTTCTGCGTGGGTATTTGCAGAGACAATGCAGGCGGCGTGGTTTTCTCGGGCGGTTTCGAGGGAACGCTCGGAAGCGTCGTGCAGCCGTTCAGCAGCAAGCCTAGACCTATCAGCAGCAACAACGTTAGCCATGATTTGTTTTGT